TCCCATTTCAAAACACCGATTAGATTTTCAATCTTCTTTGTGATGATAGTTTCTTCCATTAAGCCGTCGTCAAATGGTAGTTCTTTAAACCAATCAGGAATACGCTTTGCGTCAGTCGGATAACCAATACTAGTCATACCCATTGGGTTTTTCTTCAACTTACATACAATAGTTTTCATACCATCCGTGATATCCATACTATATGCATCATCGTTTATCTGCTTCAAACGATTCCAATTGATTGCTGCCATTGCATGACCCACGCCACACTTGCCAATCTTATTATATTTCTTTGTATGATTAGTCAAGTTGTTTACACGTTTAGGTGTACCCTTCTGCCAACTATCCATTGCTCTAAACTCACTGCGAAATGTCACAATACGATCTATTACTATGGATTCTTCAACACCAGTTAGTACCATTCCAAGAATCTCTTTCAAGAACTCCTGCATGAACTTAGGTGTATCGCTTCGCTTCAAGTCAAGTCCCATTGCTTTGATCTTGCCAGGCTTACCATCTACATCTTCACGCTTACCTTCGTTGTCAATTACCATAAGTGCGTAACGCTTCTTTATTACAAACAGACCAGAAGTAGCCACCACTTCACGTGCTGCTGCAATAATTACTCCTAACTCATGTGTGGTATGAAAAGTATCCATCATGAATTTTGCAAACGTAGTATCCACTTCTCCACACACTGCATCATAATATGCAATCATTGTGTCATTATCCCAATTAATTGAACCATCTTCAATCTGATCTTTTAAAATAGGATATGCACTAAAGTAAGTAGAGTCAGTATCACCATATACAATGGATTTACCTTTGTGATCATACTCACCAGTAATGACTTCGTTTAATGATGCTGCCATGTGTCGTGCAATACAACGACCTGTCAAGGTAGTAGACTGTCCTAATCGCTCGTCAAAGAAACGACTTCCCGGATTCAATAAAGCACCATACAATGAGTTAAGCAAAATCTTTTTAACTAACTGTCGCTTATCCCAATATGCAAACTTATCACCACCTTCGTCACGTGCATCACGTGCTTTCGTTTGTAATATTTTACGTTCAGCATACCAAGTTTCAAGTAATTGAGGTACAATACCTTTCTTCTCGTGTGTGAACAATGTACCATTTGCAGTAAGTATCCAAGGCTGATCGCTTTCAAATACAAGTTCGTATATCTCAGCACCAGATAAGGTGTGAGCAGTTCCATCTACAAATTCAAGTGTAAGTAATGATGTGGTATTCTTTTCCATGACCATTTCATATTCTATACAAGCGAATCTACCTTCCCACGCTTTAGGTACGTTCAAGTCATGATCTTCAAGCATCTTTCTAGTGTGCACTTGCTTTATCTGACCGACTACTGTTTCAGTAGACATATTACATGCACGCAAGATAGATGGGTATAATGAATTCAAGTCAATTGATGCGATGTCTCTGTGAACACCTTTGATCGGTGTTGCTACATACGCGCCTGCTGCTGCAATAGGTTTTTCACCACGCTTCTTATCAGGTACAATTAAACCTTGTGAATGTGCTTCATTGATGATTGCCTGATCAATCTGTGCAACTGATCCCATTGTAGTTGGTAATAGTACAGTGTTTGAGTGTGCAATAAGATTCGCCAAATCAATAAATTGAAGTTTTTCATCTAACCGAACCATCAAGTCAACATCTTGTATACTATACTGAATGAACTTAAAAAAGTCATTATGGTATAATTGATCAAGTGTTCCTTCGTATTCAACCTTTTGATCACCTAGTTCATATTCACAGATAGCATCTAGTGAGTATGAGTGCATTTCATGATATGTGTATTTACGATACAATTCAAGATAATCAAGATGTATGCGACCAATCAAGTCATAAGTTTGTGTTTCTTTACCGAATTTAACAACTTCTTTCTGCTTCGGGAATTTATCCCAGAGACAGAACTGTCGGGTGTGACTCTTGCTCAATACACGTGATACACGATTTACTGTGTATGGTATGTCAAATCCTTCACTGTTCCAACCTGTCAATATATCGGCATCGTCTATCAACTCCAAGAACGAAGTCAACATTGCTTCTTCGCTCTCACACAAGATAGCATTGTCAAACTTATCAACAATCGCTTGTGCATCTTCCACAGTCATTGAACTAGGCTTGATTACCAAACACACTGTTTGCTTCATCCAACTCATATGCACTGATATAGCAGTGATCGCGTTAAACGGATCATCTGGTGGTGCATAACCTATCTCTCTATTAAAGTCTGTTTCAATATCGAATAATGCCACATTGAGTGTTGGTGGTTCAGCATCAAGATAATTATCTGCAAGACAACGAAACACTGGGTTTGTGTCGCTCTCAAATAAACCTTTGCGATGGTGTAACTTTTTCTCTGCGGCAAACTTGCGACCAGAATTACACACCACTCGCTCTAACGAATCACCAAAGATAGAAGTAAATTTCCCCTTCGGTGACGGATAGTACAATGTATGATGTGCAGGATATTCTAAGAAACGACGGACACCATTGACACGTTCAACAACGTGAATGATATCTCTATCGCGGTCAATTAATCCATCTACATAACTCATCTACAGAGTACGCCCCACTTTCTCAAGGATATCTTCAAGTTCGCTGAAATCTTCACTCGCCTTTTGGAATTCTGATTTGTATGCAACGCGAATTGCTTTATTAAGAATTGCAGGCTTGATATCAAGTTCTTCTGCAATTGCGGTTACTGTGTCTTTAAGACCTTCTTTTAATACATTCACTTCTTCTGTGATATGAATGCCTTCGGTAATAATCTGCTTTAATTTTTTTACGTCTTCTGGTGAAAAATGAGCCATCTTTGTATTCTCCTAAAATTAATTGATATGCATTAGTCAATGCATTACACTATAATACACTACAAATAAAGAATTGTCAATTGATTTTTTAGGTTATTTACAAATGGAATGATAATTGCACTGAGTAGTGCAATCGTGGGATACTACAAGTCTAAGATAATACCAGTGGTATATGGTGCATTAGTAACAACTAATCTTAAATTGTTTTTATGCGTTTCAGGATTTTTTAATAACTTAGGCAGACCGAGTGTATTCTTTTCATCATATGCTACTTGAACTGTCTGGTTATCTGCTATATCACGTTTACGTATTCTAAAGTAGAAATTACCGATTTTATTAATGTACTCTTCTATTGTATAGAATTTTCCATTTAAATTCAACATATTATTATTATCAACTTCTCCGATAGCATCCATAGGACCTACATACATATAATCAATAGGACCACCCATTGCTTCGTTTCCTCTCATTATGCTTTCTACATAATCGTCTGGTACACGCACAAATATATCTGGGATATGCTTTGATGCAATAATATCACCATTGGTTAATTGTAATTCATTCTTCATGAACTCTTCAATTCTTGCGAATATCTTTTTGAATAAATCTGGTGCTACTGAATTGATTCCTGCTGCACCGCCGCCACCTAATGAGGGAGCAGTTGTTCCTTTCATAGAGATACCATGATCTTTTCCTTTACTGTCAGTTATGAATATATCAATGTATCGTTCTTTCTTCATTGCATTCACACCTTCATTACCACGCGCTGATTGTGCGGTAATACCCATTTTGCTAATCACACAACCTGGATTATTATTGATTATTTCTATTAAACCATGTTCTTGCTTTTCAGAGGTGTCTTTCTTACTACCTGTGCTACCGAATTCTTTAGTTTTTTGTAATTGAGTAAGACGAATTGAACCGCCTTCTTCCATATCAAACATCGCAGGGATATCGTTTTTCTTTAAACGCTCAATAATATCTGGGTCATTAACTAACACAATAGAAGGCTCAGTTTCTCCTGCTTTTACAAATGGAGAACCTGATTGAATCTTTGCTATGAATAAATCCAACCGCTTACCACCATACTTGCGTAATTCTTGATTGGTCAGAGATCCTTCTTGTAAAAATTGAGTTGCTTGCATAATAGTTCTCTTAGTCTTCTGGTATACACTTCTTGCACTGACATGAATCACACACTTTGATTCGTCTTGGGATTTCACCCAATATGGTTAATGTGCGATATCTTGCGGCTTTGCCATGACAAACTCCACCGCATTGATTACATTCATTTCTACTTTCTAGTGATGGTTCAAACATTATTT